CGTGTGACATCTGCGAATGTAAGTGGTTCTGGTAATAACGAACTCACTGTTATTCGTGGTGCATTGGGTACGATTCAAGAGGATCATACTTCAGGTGAACAGGTAAGAAAGATTAAACCAATACCCATCGAGTTCCGCAGACCATCTATCATTCGTGCATCTGGTCATACATTTGAATATCTTGGATTTGGGCCCGGTAACTACTCAACTGCATTACCACAGGTTCAGGTCAGAACTCTATCAGAACGTGAAGAGTTCTTAACACAGTCACAGGAAAGATCATGTGGTACTGTGGTTTACACAGGTATGAACAACAGAGGTGACTTCTTTATTGGTAACAAGAGAGTTAGTTCTGCAACTGGTCAGGAGAGAACATTTGATGCTCCAATACCAACTGTCACAGGTGAAGATCCATCAAGACTATCAGTTATCTTTGATGAGGTAATTGTCAAGGAGAGATTAGTTGTAGAGGGTGGTAAATCAAGAACAATTCTTACACAGTTTGATGGCCCAGTTACATTTAATGAAGTTGTTAAGGTTAATAAAGCAATTACATTTAATGATGTATTGAAGTTAAACAGCACCTTCGAGATTACTAATGATACTAATTCTCATTCTAAGGATACAGGTTCGATTGTAACTGATGGTGGTGTTGGTATCGAGAGAAACTTAAATGTAGGTGGAGACTTTAGTGTTGCTGGTATTGTTACATTTGGTCAACTTAATATCTCAGGATTATCTACATTTACAGGTCTTGCAGACTTTAATGGTGGTGCTTCAATTGATCTTATACAAATTGGGGTCACTGCTAATAATGAAATTGATACCTCATCAGGTAACTTAATTATTGATTCTGCTGGTGGTACAACAACGATTGATGATAACCTAGTTGTAAGTGGAACATTTACTGCTGGTGCAAACATTGGTGGTAATATTCGCATAGGTGTTACAGATGCGAATGAAATAGATACATCCACAGGAAATTTAGTCTTAGATTCTGCGGGTGGTTTAGTTCAAGTTACTGATAATTTGGCAGTCACAGGTGCAATTACATCTTCAGATTTAACGAGTGGCAATATTAGAATTGGTGTCACAGGAGATAATGAGATTGATACATCTTCAGGTGGATTAACACTTGACTCAGCTGGTGGCACAATCACAGTTGACGATAATTTAACAGTCACAGGAAACTTATCACTAACAGGTAATTTCAATGGATCAAGTGTTACATTTAGTGGAAATATATCTGCAGCTGGTGGAACATTTGGTAATGTCACAGTTGGTTTATCAGATAATCAGACTGTCACAACTTCATCAGGAAAACTAATCTTAGATGCTGCTACAAATGAAGTTGAAATTAATGCTGACATAGATCATAATGGAGCATTGAATACATCTGGCAATTTGGTATGTGCAGGTAGTGGAACATTCTCAGGTGATGTGATCGCATTTAGTTCTTCAGATATAAATCTTAAGAAAGATATTACACCGATTGATAATGCTCTTGATATGATTAACAGAATAAGTGGTAATACATTTACATGGAATACAAGTATTCTTGATCTTACACCTTATGAAAATGGCACTAAAGATACTGGTATTCTTGCACAGGAGGTTGAGGCACTTGGACTACCCGGCCTTACAACCACAAGAGGTGATGGTGTAAAAGCAGTTCGTTATGATAGATTGATACCCGTTCTAATTGAAGCAATCAAAGAACTTAAATCAAAAGTAGAGGATCTTCAAAAATGACCTTACAATCATCAGGACAAATCACACTTGGTGACATAGCAAATGAATTTGGATATACAGAATCTAATCAAACAACTACTAAATTAGGTTCTTATCGCTCAATAAAAGGAGGAGGTAATTATCCTTTATCATTGGGAACATTATCCTATAGTTCGATAGATGGTGGTGGTGCAGTCCCCACATCAGGACAAATTAAGTTATCTGATTTTCGTGGTACACAACTACAGACTGTTGTAAATTTTTATGGATCAGGGAAGGGTGGTACTAGATTAAATGCTTATGATAGATACAATGCAGGTGATGTAACAGTTGTTGGTGGATATAGAGACCAACCATCAAACACGAGTGGTACGAGAGTTAAGATACACGTTAATCAAAATATAGGTTCTGAAAAAAATAGTATAAATCATTGTGCTTTGAGAACTGGAGACGGATGGAACTCAGGTACAACATTAAGTGTTGATGTGGGTTCTAATGGTAGAATACAAGGAGCTGGTGGTGATGGTGGTAATGGATCTATTAATAATGGTTCTGGTAGTAATGGAGGTAATGGTTCAAGTGGATTAGGAGTTGAATATACTGAAACTGCTGTCAATATCGCAAGTGGTGGAGTTATTGCTGCTGGATTTGGTGGTGGTGGCGGTGGTGCAGGTGGAGAGCAAACTGATAAGCCGGGTACAAGATATGCAGCTGGTGGTGGAGGCGGTGGTGGAGCCGGATTCCCAGTTGGAGAAGGTGGTGCAGGTGGTATTACAAATGCTGGTAATGGATCAGGGCCCGGAAGTTCTGGAAGTGACGCATCTTTATCAGGTGGTACTGAGGGATCAGGAACTGCTGGTGATGGTGGAAGTGGTGGTAATAATGCTAACGAAGCAGGTGGAGCTCCCGGTGGTGAAGGTGGACAGGCCGGAAATAGTGCTGACAATGGTGGAAATGGAGATGGAACAGGTGGATCAGGAGGTGCTGATGGATCAGCAATCAGAAGAACAAGTGGTAGTATAGTTGTGGATATAAATGATGGAGGTAGAGTTGTGCCAAACGCTGTTGCAAACGGAGTTGCTTGATGCTATAATATTGATACGAGATTTTTATTATGCCCAGATCGGTTGATCTAATTAACTTAGCAAGAATAGATTTATTAAAGGGAAAGTCAGAAGCAGACTTAGATTCTCTATCTAAGATACTGCGAGATAATTATAAGAATAGATTACTAGATGACGTTACCACTTCATCTTATGAAGATTCCTATTGCCCACCAAACGATATAGTTGATGGTATAATACGAGAAATGAAGAATGACTTTTATGCGGCCACGAAAGAGGAGATTGAGGTCGAGAATTTTTGGGGACATATTCATGAGAAAAATATGAGTACGAACTGCCATAACCATACGACTTCTTATGTGTCTGCTGTCTTATATGTTGAAGTTCCAGAAGGGTCTGGAAAGTTGGTCTTCCGTCCACGAATAAATCAATATGATAACTCAGCATATATATCCAAGTTCAATCCAGAAAGAGGAGTGTTCTATATGTTTCCAAGTCATGTAGATCATTATGTTTCGAGAAATCTATCAGATGATATGAGGATTTCAATTTCATTTAATTTTAAAAAAATATGAGAACTATTTTTAAGATACTAAATTATATTCCCGAAGAGAATTGTATCATCATTAAATTCTGTAAGGAGACATCAAGAAAATCAATAGATGAACACAAAGAGGTTGCAGTTAGATTAGATGATTTTGATCTACATGATAGTGAATGTTTTGTTGATAGTGTGATGAGAAGAATGTATCATAAGATTGAGAAAGAGAATCTATCAGAACCAATATTAGAAACTAATCAGGGAGAAGAATTATCAGGGCCACTTGATCTAAAAGAACTTGAAGGTAGAACAATCAGATGTGGTTATCATCATTCTAAAAATGTATTACCATTAAAAATGAAGGAGATTACATTATGATTCCTAATTGTCAAAGATACTTCCGTAATTGTGATGCTTTTACTATTTGTTGCAACATTTCAGAGAGTAATAATATCATATCAGAACATCATGATTTAGGATATTTGTTATATCATATTGGAGTCAAGGGTGTGGGTAGAGTTGGTATTCCTTTCTCCTCAGATTATAAACCATTAGATGCAGTTAATAATAACTTAGTTGATATGAAAGATTGGATTGATGAGCATAAAATTTATACAACAGATGAACATAGTGAACTCTATGGATTTAATAGTATGAATCGAAATCAAGATTGGGATGCGAGAATCATACGAGATTCTTTTGATGCTACTATTAAAGATTGGTTAGTTTGTTTTAAAGGTATGGCTGTAGTGAATGGTAAACCTATGAAGAAATTAGATTATGCTAAACTTGATGAGAAACATTATGATGTGTATGCTGATAATTCACTCCTAGTTTTATTTACGAAAAAGTGACAGAAAGAATTAAGGCAGACGCATTTACAGATCCATTTCCTCATGCCATCTTTTATAATTTTTATAATGATGATGAGTTAAAATTAATATGGAAAGAACTAGATTTTTATACTGAGCCTGGAAAATTATTAGATGCGAAAGATTTTGGTGGTGTAGTATCTCACACAAATTCAAAAGCACTATGGTTAGATAAAGTTTATAAAGGTAAGTATCGAGAATTATCTAATATTTTACAAGTTACGAGAAAAGTATTTGCGAATGAGATTATGAGTGTATTTGCGAATACTCACGATTGCGTATCTCTTGCTATGGAAAATAACTATGATAATACAAAGGTACGATATTATCATGATGGCGATAAGTATGATCCACACGTTGATAAATATATTGAATTTCTTGGATTCTCTTACTTCTATCGTGAACCAAAGAAGTTTCAAGGTGGTGAATTAATATTTCCAAAGTATGATTATAAATTTGAATGTTATAATAACTCTCTTATCTTGATGCCCGGCTGGGTAGAACATGGTGTAAATGAAGTGACTATCAAAGATTCTGATTATTTTGATGGTTATGGTCGATATGCCATTACGAGTTTTTTTGGACTAGCAGATAAGAGAAAGGAAACTGAATAAATAACTAAAAATTGTATTGATAAATGCCTAATATAAGAAAGACGTTTAATTTCAGGGATGGGGTTCAGGTTGATGACGAGGTTCTCGTTGTCAAGGGTAATCGAGTCGGCCTTGGAACTACATCACCAGATGAGGTTTTAGATGTACGAGGAAATATTCAAGTCATAGGAATTGTAACTGCTAATAATTCGATAATAAGTGGAGTTGGAACTTTTGGTGGTGTTAAGTTAGGTACAGGAATAACTTTAGATGCAACAAGTGGTGTTATAACTGCAACGTCATTCAAGGGGGATGGTTCTACATTATCTAATCTTCCAACATCACAATGGCAAGATATAGATGTAGGTCTTGGGTTCACTTCAATTTATAATGAGCCGGGAAATGTGGGTATTGCAACCACCGATCCACGCAATAAATTCCAAGTGGGTGGTGATCCTAATAATGGATCAGGTGTTGGTTTTAGTTCTACAGGAAATATAAAGGCATCAGGTATAATAACAGCATCTACATTTAATGGCGATCTCACAGGAAATGTTACTGGTGATCTTACTGGAACTGCATCAAACGCAACATTAGCAGCCTCAGCAACAGTTGCGACTAATGCACAAGGATTGACAGGTACACCAGACATAACAGTTAGAAATATTAAGTCAACTGGAATAAGTACTCTTCCTACACTTGAATCTACAGATTTTACAGTTCCAACTCTAAAAGGATATAGCACTCTTAGATCAATACATGGAACTACAACCACATTAGTTGTGACTGTGGCTGCAAAGACTTCTGCACACAGATACAATGGACAGGGAAGTGGTAATGGTTACTTAATAGATGGAGTCTCAGCACCATTCTTAACATTCACTCCCGGCCGTACATATCGTTTTGATGTTTCAGATGGCACTAATGCACTACATCCTTTACGTTTTTATTATGATGCACAAAAGACGGCTGGATATACAACAGGTGTAACAATTAATGGTGTTCAGGGTGCTTCAGGTTCTTATGTCGAGATAGTAATTAGTGATACTACACCCACAGTTTTACATTATGGTTGTTCTAATCATGCTCTGATGGGAAATGGTATTCAGACCAATTCTAACATACTAGACACAACACATGATTCAACTGTTAGAGCAACTCTCACATCAATTAATGGTTTTGTTGGTAACTTGACAGGTAACGTAACTGGTAATCAGTCAGGTGGTTCAATTAGTGCGACTTCTGGAACATTTAGTGGAGATATAGATGTAGATGGACACGCAGAATTAGATGCACTTAACGTGGCAGGGGTGGTAACTGCAACAGAATTTAGAGGTAACATTGCAGGCCCTGTTGTTGGTAATGTAACTGGTAATATAACTGGAGCAGCCGCAACATTTACTGCATCAAGTATCGGTATTGCAACTGGTGTGAGTTTGGGTATTGGAACTGCAACTGCTAATTCAAATATTCAAATTGTAAGTTCAAGTGCATCATCACTTACTATAGGTAAAGGTGGTGCGGTAGGAGTAAGTAATCTACAACTCAGATATGGTGGAGGTGCATCTTCATTTAGTGGAGACAATGCACTAGATTTGATTAATAATGGGGATGGTAATTTTAACTACTTCATAACTGGAACAAATAGTTTTGTATGGCATAAAGGTAATGCAAATCCATTGATGGCCTTGACTGACTCAGGCAACTTGGGTGTTGGTGTTACTAATCCTACAGATAGATTAAAAGTTCAAGGAGATTTAAATGTAACTGGTGTGGCAACAGCAACCACATTCAAAGGTGCATTTGTTGGAAATATACAGGGTAATGTTATTGGTAACATTGCAGGGGATGTTAATAACACAGGATTCTCAACCTTTAGACAAGTAGAAGTAACTCAGGGTATTGGTATTGGTATTACAAGTTCAGGTAAGGTCTTTAGTGCCAACCCAAGTGTTTCACAAAGAATTGTGATGGAAACTAATGGTAATACTGGTATTCATACGAGTGTTGTTGAACCACTAGCATCTATAACTACGAGACAGGATATTATTAACTTTGGTGCTTTAGGTGTGGGTGCGACTGCTAGATGTGCAGCTGATTTCCATAACGCAGTCAACGCACCAACATTTCAAGGTAGGTCAAGTGCAGTAGTTCCAACCATAGCATATATGATGCCACCACAGGTTACAGAAACACAAAGGGATGCACTTAAAGATGGTTATTTCTCAGATGGAAGTCAAGGAGTTCCAAATGGTGCGATTGTATTCAATACTACTGCTAATAAATTACAGTTCAGAGTTGGTGGTAACTGGGTTGACCTACACTAAAATTTAAAATTTTATACATACTCTGTATGGTTTGTTCGGGAAACTATAAGTTCTTATAAGACCAGATGGGAAACTGGCACACCCCCCTGCACAGGGGGTTTTTTTGTGTTATGATGGGTTCATTGATGAGATATTAATGCCCCTAAGACCCCACCAGACTACAGCATTACAAGCAATGACTGACTATTCCAAAGGTCAGATCATTGTACCCACAGGCGGTGGTAAGACAATGTGTATGATAGAAGATGCCAAGAGAGTTAGTGGCACTATCGTAGTTGTTGCACCACGCATACTATTAGCAGAGCAGTTATCAAGTGAGTTTCTTGAAGTGCTTGACAATGTATCTGTTATGCACGTTCACTCAGGAGAGACACATCATTACAGTAGCACAAAGCCTACTGACATTTGTATGTGGCACAGATATACAAGAGGAGATAAGATCATCTTTACTACATATCATTCTCTTCACAGAATACAAGAGAGTTATATTCATGTAGATACAATATACTTTGATGAAGCACACAACTCAGTACAGAAGAACTTTCTCCCTGCAACCAAGCATTTCTCAGAAAATGCAGACAGGACTTACTTCTTTACTGCCACACCAAAGCACAGTCGCACTATCAAAAGGATTGGTATGAACAATCCACAGGTGTATGGCAATGTGATATGCCAAGTGCCAGCTCCTAAGTTAGTTGATGATGGTTTCATACTACCACCTAAAGTCAAGTTGAAGCAGTTTGACATCATTGAGGACAGGCAACAAATCCCTGAGAGAGACAGCGAGCATTTGATTGCTACAATAGATGACAATGACATCAACAAGAGTTTGATTTGTGCTAGATCAACCAAGCAGATTGTCAGATTATTCTCTGACTCTCCATTTGCGACTGATCTATGGGATCGTGGTTATTCTTGGATGTACATTACAGCAAAGACAGGTGCGGTCATTGATGGTCGTAAGGTCGATAGAGAGACATTCTTCAATACACTTAATGAATGGGGTAAGACAGACAAGAAGTTTGTTGTAGTGCATCACAGCATACTCTCTGAGGGTATCAATGTCAAGGGATTGGAAGCAGTATTGTTTATGAGAAACATGGACTATATTACTATCAGTCAGTCGATTGGTCGAGTCATACGTCTTGGTTGCACCAAGAAAAAGTTTGGACTTGTTTGTATTCCAGTATATGATAAGGTAGGTATCAGCACCTCTAGGAGAGTACAGGCAGTAGTCGATACAGTATTCCAGAAGGGCGAACCCGCTATTTCTTACATGAACTCATGACCAAGACACCAGAAGAAAAGAAAGAACTTAAGGCCATTGCTAGGTTTTATAAAGACTGTAAGCAAGGATTTGCCACAAATGATGGATACTATGGAGTTCCTTCAAATGGCAAGAAGATCGCAGTTATCCATGAGGGAGAAATCCTTAAATTCTGCCGTAATGAATCCTCTGCAAGAAACTTTGTAGAGGAACATAGGAGACAGTTGAAAAAGTGTAACAGGAAAACCCCATAGTGGCAACACTATGCTAATATATAATCAAGATACAAAACACTATGAACCACTTAGTTGAACTTTATGTTGCAGGCCGTGTATTTAAAGAACAGGTTTATGCAAGAAACTATGATGAAGCAAAGCAGGTAGCACTTGCAAGGAATCCAAATGCCAGAGTGGTTAGTGTAACAGCAGTTCTCTAAAATGAAAGACCAAAGCACACTTAAAGTTGATTCCCCATCAGAGAAATGGGATAGGGGAAGGAGTCTATTACTGGAGTCCTTATATAAACCTGATTCAGCACTCAGGAATTGTTCACATAATCAGAATTGTTATGATGAAATGTTGTCAATTCGTGATGAAGTGATAGAATATGTAAGGGGATTGAATAATCCCTATGATTCAAAACCATTAACTAAATGGAGGTAACTTGAAGGAATTTGATTATGAACTCGATTACAAAAGCATTGACTTTTCACTTGAAGAGAACCGCAAACTTTATCGTATTGGAAGGGGAGAACAAGGAGTACTATTGGTTAGGCCTTATACTAACGATATATGTACTCATTGGAAGTTTAGAACCCCTGAGATCGCAGTAAGATCATCAAATCATATCTACGGAATGTATCTTGACTATCGAGATCAAAAAGATTTCATAGGTATGGATATGTGCCGAAAGTTTCTTGAAATGGGATTTACAAGGGCGAGAAGATATGCGAACCATAACACAGGAAGAAAGTACAAGAAAGGTACGAGAGATATATTACCACAGGAGAAAGACCACGCAACGAGTAAATATGCTCAATCCGCAACAATATTCAAAAAAGTTCGAGATATAGTTGCAAAGAACGAGATATATGTTACAATGAGAAAAGAGTGGAGAAAGTCTGAATGATGAGCCCTTTTGGTGTTGTGACTAATACGAGAGAAACTTATAGTAGATTCTATCAAAAGAATTTTACTGAAGTTGAAGTGCAATTTCGTGATGAAACACCAAGTTGGATTCCACTCGAAACATTACTGGCAATACAATCTTATGTTTCAGAAACCACCAAAACTAAATAATAGTGTAAGAAGGAGGTCACTATGAAATCTATCGAAGATCACATTCAAAAGGACAAGGAAATTCTTGCCGACCCAAATACTTCCGAACCAATGCGTCATCATATCGAAGATGAATTGCATGATTTAGAGGAGTATGTGGAACATCACAAAGATGAGATCGCAGCTGGCGATCATCATGACCCCAATGTATTGGAAGTATTTTGTGACGTACATCCTGACGAACCAGAGTGTTTAGTTTATGATGATTAGTCTGCTAAATAGAGTGCAATTCATTTGTACTTTATGACACCAGACAAATACGATCACATTTTAATCCACCGAAATCCATTTAAACAATACTCAATGCCGATTGAGCAGAAACCTTATGTCTATCCAAAGACTAGGCAGATTGAAATACATTATAAATGCAACAGCGAATTTTACAATCCAAAACAGACAGTTTAATTAGTGTCACAAGCCCCCTTCACAGGGGGTATTTTTTTGGTATTATATTAATAGGGAAACAAAACTGGCATCATACATCCAGTTCTGGTTAGGAGAGTAAGTCCAAGTTTTTGTTTCTCGCACCCAATTCCATTGCATTATTTTTATGTCACGCAATTTCGCAGAGTTCCTACTTTCAAACGCAGAGACAGGCTCTGAAATCTTAGCAGTCCTTGAGGACATTGCATTAGTCGAAGTAACCGCTTTATAAAGTGGCACATAACCCCACCATTTCTCTTGGTGGGGCATTATAATGAAAACATACTAAAGGAGATTCCCACATGACCAGTTACAGTTCAATGGCACATTATGACAAAAGTGTTGCTAAGAATGGAGAGTACGTTCCAGTTGAGAGATACACAGATGAGTATTGCAAGGCACTCTCAGAGAACTACAAACAAGAGACAATGCGATCTTATGAGAGATCAATTAGCAGAGGAGAGTCAGCAGAGTATTTTGGAGAGAGATTGTTAGAAATCCTAAAAGGCACAGCAAATCTCAGAAGGTATCGTTACACCGAAGGTAAAAAGTATTTCAAGGTTGTAGCAGAGGAGTTTGATACATTTCAAGATCGAAATGAGTGGAGAGATACAACAGTTCATGCCTTTGTTGATAAGGTAACTGGCGAAGTTTACAAACCAGCTGGTTGGGCAAAACCTGCGAAACACGTTAGGTATGACTTCCGCAGAGACAGAGACAGAGAGTTCCTACATGACTACAGAAATGTAGGATGGGCTGGCGGTTATCTATACATGAGGTAGAATAGATGAGAAAGCAACCCTCTGCTACAGACAAACTAATATTCATTGCTTCATTCTTTTGGGCAATGAATTGGGGAGTCAGAGTAGCATATCAATTAATTTCAACAACTCAGGTAACTTATTTCTAATGACCAAAGAAAATCAAAAAGACCCACTATTGGACGAACTTGCAGAGAGAATCCTCGAAGGCCCGATAGTATTCACTCCTGATGAGGAGTTTGCTAAAAGAGTAGAGGAAAAAGAGAAGGAAAAGTAATTATGTGTGCCAGTTGTATTAGTGACCACAAATCCTACACAAGTGGCACATATCCATTATAATAAGTATATCAACAAAGGAGATTCCCACTATGAACCTTACACCAAAACAGATTGATTATCTCAAATCTGCATACGTTGAGCAAGTAGTTGATAATATGTCAACCAAAGACCTTGTTCAATATGTTATGGACGATCTTGACAGATACTATGAAAAGGTATCTGATGTAGATTTTCTTGATGATGCTCAGAACTATTGGGAAGAGTACTTTGATGAACTCGTTCAAGAATCAAAGGAGGTTGCATAATGACTAAACTTGAAACAAAAATCAAAGAGTACCTTGAAGATGAAATTAAATCATCAAAGGAGATTATTGAAGAATACGCATCTGACCAAAGACCTAAGTGTGATGATGGTTCTGACGATTTCATTGAAGGTAATCTAAACCTAGCACAAAGGTTACTACTCCAAATCAAAGAGTGGGAGGTTGCATAATGAACAAACTTGACCCAAGTGTTCAAGCATTAAGAACTAAACTAAGATATATCACTATTGATATGGAGGATAGATCAGTATGTGATGACCAACAGTATAATGAGTTGGTTAAAAAGTTTACTGACATAATCGAGTTTACTGATTATAACGTGGATATAGCTGATTGCCTTAGTGCATTACATGATGCTATGACCAATTTTGAAATGTACGATTAGTGCCAGTTGGATTAGTGTCCACAAATCTTACACAACTGGTACATATCCATTATAATAAGTACATACACCACAGAGGACTTATGAGTTACACCAAAAACGAAGTTGCACTTGAAACTTT